TAGCGCTAGCGTATGGGAAAAGGGCTTGGAAAATTATCTAAAGAATCCTATTATTCTAGCCTATCATGACTACACTAAGCCTGCTGGTCGTATGGTAGAGCACAAAATGGATGGTAAGGGTCTTTGGATTAAAGCACGTATCTCAAAAGCAGCCGAAGATATTTACGAATTAGTTAAGGATGGAGTAGTAACCGCTTTTAGTATTGGTTTCCGCATTCTTGACGCTGAGTACAACCAAGCGGCAGAAGTATTTTTAATCAAGGAAATTGAACTACATGAAATTTCGGTAGTACCTGTTCCATGCAATCAAAATACGCTTTTTAACCTATCCAAGGCTTTTGACAATGCCGAGGATTTTCAATCTTACAAAATGCTATTTGCAGATTCAGATGCCACAGCTAAAGGGCTAGAAAATTCTGAAACAAAAAGTAGCGCCTCTAATAAGGAATTAGTTATGACATTAGAAGAAATCCAGGCTCAAGTTAAAGCCGCTGCAGAACAAGCTGCTAAAGAAGCTGTTGCTGCTGTTGAATCTGCCAAGAAAGCTGCCGAAGCTGAAGCTGCTAAAAAAGCTGCTGAAGAACAAGCTCTTGAGCAAAAAATTAAAGCTGCCATTGCCGGTGTGCAAGTTGGCGAAAGCGGTGCCGAAAAGCTGGTAAAAGAGCTAGAAGCACGTATTAGCGGTCAGGAAAAGTCAATCTCCGACCTCCTAGCCAGCGTAAAAGAAAAAGCTGACGAAATCGCAGCTATCCAGAAGAGCAAAATGACTTTCAGCGAAGGTGCTAGTAAAGTTGATGCTCAAGAACTGGAAAAGGCTGTTCTGTTAGCTAAAGCTACAGGTAAAGCTGTCGACCAGACTAAATTCGGTCGTCAACTGGTTGAAAAAGTTGGTCCTCACCTGCCAAGCGCAACATGGGAATTAGAAGTTTCTACTTCCATGGAAAGCGAAGTTCGCCGTAAGCTGGTTGTTAGCCCAATCCTGCGTCAGATTGCAATGCAAACTAACGTAATGACTATGCCTCTGAACCCAGAAGCTGGTTATGGTACATGGGTAACCAACGCTCAATTTGGTACAAGCGCTAGCTCTGGTGCTACTGCTACTCACCAATTAAGCGAAATCACGCTGAATGCATATAAATTAGCAACCAGAGAATATATGAACTTCGAAGAAGAAGAAGATTCTCTGCTGGTTCTAATGCCTATCGTACGTGACGCTATGATCCGTCGTGTTGCTAAGTCTGTTGACAAGGCAATGTTGCTGGGTGCTGGTAGCGGTGCTGATCCTGTTAAAGGTCTGGCAATTTACGATGGTACTTCTGCAGTTACAAGCGCAGTTGCTAACAAGGCTACAGTTGCTAACATGATCGCTCTGCGTCGTGACCTAGGCGCCTGGGGTCTGGATCCTAGCGAAGTTACATACGTTGTTTCTACAGACATCTATTACGATCTGTTAGAAGATCAGAACTTCCAAACTGTTGACAAGATTGGCGATCGTGCTACTCTGTTGACCGGTCAAATCGGTTCTATCGCTAACAGCCCAGTTCTAGTAAGCGCTGAAATGCCTTCTAAGGCTGCTGGTACTACAAGCGGTACAGCTAACATCGGTGCTATCGCAGTTGCTACACGTAACTTCGTGGTTGGTAATCAGCGTGGTCTGCGTATTGATACACAAGACCTGGTTGAAAATCAGCAGAAGGTTCTGGTTGCTAGCCTGCGTACTGGTATGACTCAACTGACTACTAACCTGGGTCAGGGTGTTTCTACCTTCCGTTGGGTTGCTTAATCTAACATAAACATAGTGGCTTCGGCCACTATGTTTTGTAAAGTGCATAACGTGCATTTCACAAAACATAGGAGAGTTTATGATCACATTAGCAGAATATAAGACATATGCAGGATTAAACACCCCTAATCAAGATGCTCAAATTTCGGCTCTTATCCCTAGTGCTGTGCAGTACTGCGAAACTTATTGTGGTCGTAAATTTACACAGTATATTGATGAAGCTTATACCGAAGTATTTAGTGGAGTAACTTATCCACTAGTGCTAAAACACTGGCCAGTAGTACAGGTACTAAGTGTTGAAGAAAGTCTAGATTACGGAAAAACGTACAGTCCTCTAGAAGAATACGTTAGCTGGGTTTTTGATAGCGAAGTTGGTGGTATTGCACATCCAACTAATAGTGCGTTTATTAGCGGCATTAACCGCTATCGTGTTAGTTACTACTATGGATATACAGTCGTTCCTAGCGACCTCAAACAAGCCATTATGGATCTAGTTAAGTACTACATGCGTAATGACATGGCTGTACACTCTAATAAGGCCCCAGGCACAAACACTGTACAGCTTGAGTGGCAGACCGGAGTTGCTCTACCTTCACATATTCGCCGAGTATTAGACTACTATAGGGTGGATTATGTATGAGCGTTGGAGAGTTTTCAACAGCTTTAAAAAATAAGGCTATTAAAGAGTGGTTTCTTAACGAACAGGCAAGTTCTGGAGCTAATAGACCAGACTCCCAAAAAGATAAAAGAGCCAGTCAAGTCGAGTATACCTTAGAAAATGTTAACAATTTAGTTAATACTTCTTCAGAATATAGAGCAAAATATCAAACATCTGGAACAACTTCCTTCATTATAACAAGAGATACTATAGCAAGTTTGCTAGTAGACTTAAAAGGAATGGACCCTACTTCAGAAACTTTTCAAGAATCTGTAGATATAGCTTTTTCAGCATTTAGACAAAAAGATGTAGGAGCTAAAGTTAATAGGAAAAAAATAACTATTGGCCCAGGACTACCAGCAGTATTTTTCTCAGAAATATCTTTTGATACAATTACAAATTTAGTTAATAACATTTTAAATTTAAAGCCGGGTGAACTAGCTAAAAAATATGAAAAAGGTCATGTAGTAGGTATAAATACGGCACTTTTGAGAGAAACAAAAGATAGGATAGCTGCAATAAATACTTCAGGATCAACTGGAAAAGCAAAAATTCTAGAAGAACTAGATAAAGTTATAGATTACTATGCTAGACTAGACTTTGCTAGTGCTAATATACAGCCAGCGTATGACGTAGCTGTATATGCCTCTGCAAGTAAAATACTGAAAAAATCAGGTGCTTTAAAATTTTTAGTTGAACTACAACCAAAATCTGCTAATCAGCGTAGTGCCGATGAGGTAAAAGCTACTATAGGTGGAATAAGGAAATTATTTACCCCTGGAGCTCTAGCTAGTGAAGCACAGATGGTTAAAACGATTGATAAGCTAATATCTTCTGTGTCTGACCCTAAATTTGTGCAAGATTTAATGAATCTGCGTAGTTCACCTTCTACAAAAGACTTAATAGTAAATAGATTTGTAGACGTACTTCAAGGTAATACCACAAAAGATATTACTTATAATGTTCCATCTGTAAAAATCAGTCAAGTAAAACCAAAACCGGCAGATACGAAAAAACTACGAGCTGAAATTAAAGCAGCTAGCGATAAAGTCAAAGCTGTACGTAAGTTAGTACAAACTAAACAAAAAGATACTACTAAGTACGCACAACCAAACCTGAGCAACCTCCAAAATCTGCTCAATCAACGTCTACACGACCAAATTCGAGCAAACATGGGAACCGGCTCATCAAAGAACGTCCTTAACTATCGTAGTGGGCGTTTTGCAGAGTCAGCTAGAGTAGAGCGTTTATCCTTGTCAAGAGAAGGCATGATTAGCATATTTTTAACTTATATGAAGTATCCTTATGCAACTTTCTCACAAGGCGGCAGGCAGGAACACCCTAAATCGCGTGACCCTAAACTGCTGATTTCACGGTCAGTAAAAGAAATCGCACAACAACAAGTAACTAATAGATTGCGAGCCATCGTAGTATGACTATAGGAATTTATAGACTAATTTTTCCAAATACAAATAAATGTTATATAGGTCAGTCGGTCAATATTGAACGAAGATATATGCAACATATTAGAGATATGGAAAAAGGCTTAGCTGCTAAAAAAGTTCAAGAAGCTTTTAATACTTATGGCAAACCTACTTTAGATATACTTGTTGATGATATATTGTGTACAGAACTTGATGTTTTAGAAAAAGAAGCAATTAGTATATTTGATAGTGTAGATAATGGGTTTAATACTTATATAGATGCATGGCAGGCCCCTTCTACAAAATGTGGTCCAGATGCTGCGAATTCTAAATTTACAGAAAGCCAAATAATACTAGTATTTAATCTTTTAATTAATTCGGATATGACTTATGCTCAAATATCAGAACAAACAGGAGTAACTGTAGGTGTAATCACCTCCATATACTCTGGTAAAATACATACATGGCTCGAAGAAAAATTCCCCCAAGAATACCTAGTTATACGCAATAAAGCTAGAAAATCTTCTGCCGGTACTATAGCTGGTAATAAACTAAGTGCCATATCTAAAGGAATTACTTATCCTAAAATAATTTCTCCTATTGGTGAAATATAT